ATATTAAAAACAGATTAAAAAAACAGGCTCTTGAGTCGCTATGGGTTCCCATTTCTAACTACTATTAATGGGTTAGGTCGCTGAATAAAACAGTTTAAAAGCGATACACTCACGCCGTTTGACGGGGTTTCTCAAAATCAGCTTATTATTAAAAAACTTTAACGCTAATTTATTAAATTAGTTATTCAGTTTGGCATTAAAAAGATTTCATGCCATTCCATATTAAAATAATTTAATACTTCGATTCTATGTTTGGCATTAAAATGTTTTAATGCCAAACTGAATTAATTTATTTTAATGTTGAGATCTCTTTATTAAAATAATTTAATAATTCGTTTCTGTGTTTGGCATTAAAAATATTTAATGCCAAACTGAATTAATATATTTTAATAATACGATTCTATATTTGGCATTAAAAAGTTTTAATGCCAACAACATTAACGTAGCATTAAAGTTTGATTAAATAGTTTTCATTAAAACTATTTAATGCCAAACTAAATTAATATTTTTTCATTAAGATTTTTTAATGCCAAACTAAATTAATATTTATTCATTAAAAAAAATTAATTTTTCGACCCGACCCCCAAAGTTAATGCCCCCTTGAAAATTTTTGCTTCGTGTTCCCCGTATTTTCCTAAAATTCTAATTAATGTTCACCCATTAATTAAATTGCGGGAGACGTAAAGTATGGTATTGTTATAAAGTTAATAACATTAGGAGTTTTACTGATGGACGAACGAGCCGAAGTGTTTGACGAGATAGACGAAAAGAAAGCTAACAAGGTCAAACCAAAAAGAAAAGCAGGTCGCCCGAAAGGTTCAAAAGCAGTAAACAAGTTCGAACCTACAGACCAACAGAGGCATCTAGTTGTTATGATGTCTACCAACGGGGTCAAACACCCTGACCAAGCAAGAGCCTTAAACTGCGGAGAAAAAACCTTACTAAAATACTTTCGAGAGGAGTTAACGTTTGGTAAGATGAGAGCTACAGCCCATGTGTCAGGAGCATTATATAAAAACGCTATTGACGGAAATGTTTCAGCCCAAATATTCTGGCTCAAATCACAGGGAGGTTGGAGAGAAGCAGACCGTCTGGAAATAACAGGAGCCAATGGTAAGGACTTGTTGACCGATACGGAACGGGAACAGCGGTTAGCTGCCATACTGATGAATATGCCTTCTAAAAAACCTATTGAAGCGAAAACAGTGAAGACGCCTGTTGAAGTTATAGAGGCGTAATATGATCTGGCTTCTTATGGTAATTCATCTTAATCTGTCTGCGACCCCTATCCAGATACAGTCTGGGGAAGTGATAGAAACTTTTTCAAGTGAGCAGAAGTGTATCGAACGACAAGCTAAATTTTTCAACGACGCCAAACAGGAGAATCGCCCGATTCCCCCGTTTTTCAACCTTGGTTGTGTTCCCCTTAAAAGGAGTATAATGTAAATGGCAGAAAGAAAACGAGACCCAATAATTGGCCCTTCAAAAGAAAACAGGCAGAAAGGCGATTGGACTGACGACAGTAAAAAATTTTGGTGGGGGGTAAAGAACGGTAAATGGATTGAGATTGACGCCTCTACAGGCAAACCTTATAAAAAGCCAGAACCCAAAAAAAGAGACAGGACTAAATCTGGTTCTTTTATCAAAGACCCAAAAAGCCGAGCTTATATGGATAAGTTACTTGAAAAGCGTTGGCGTGGCGTCCCCGAAATTTGACTCTAAAAGGAGTATAATGTAAATGCCAATTAAATACGTTAACGGGAAAAAAGTACATCTCCCATATCCTAAGAAACGGAAACGAAAAAGGAAAAGCCCAAGCAAGGCGATACGGAAAAGAAAACGACTGAAGAAGTCCAAGGCGACTCTCTATAGCGCATTTAATAAAAGACAAAAACAGAAGGGATAAAAAGGCGGCTCTATGACAGATCTCACACAACTGCTGGAGCAGTATGCCGATCTTCCACCAATGCAGAAGGCGGAGATTGACAAACTGGTTCGGGAAGATATTTCAGATAAACCGTGGCGCCCGCTGATTAACATAGACGACCCGGAGATTATAACACCGCAACAACAAGCCTTCGATTCTAAAGCAGATATTTTATTATTTGGCGGCGCCGCTGGCGGTGGGAAATCATCTCTGCTTATAGGTTTAGCATTAACATCCCATCAACGTTCAGTAATTTATAGGCGGGAGGTAAAACAACTTGGGCCAATCGAGGAAGAGATTATCCGTATCAGGAAAACAAGGGCCGGGTTCAACGGTCAATTACATCGTTTTGATCTTGGGAAAAACAGGGGTATACGCCTTGGGGGGATGCAGTATGCAGGAGATGAGATTGCTTACCAAGGTGATCCCAGAGACCTCATTTGTTTCGATGAATTAACACAGTTTTTAGAATCTCAATTCAGATACGTTACCACATGGAATCGTTCTGCTGATCCAGCACAACGATGCAGGATTATATGCGCTACCAATCCACCGACAAGTGCGGAAGGACAATGGGTTGTTGGTTACTGGGCGCCGTGGCTGGATACGGAACATCCTAATCCAGCGAGACCGGGGGAGTTAAGATGGTTTATTAGTGATGAAGAAGGGGAAGATGTTGAAGTAGATAGCTCTGATCCCATATGGCAAGACGGAGATTGGGTCGTTCCACGTTCAAGAACATTTATTCCGTCTTCCGTGGACGATAACCCGTTCTTAATGAACTCGGGCTATAAAGCCGCATTACAAGCATTACCTGAACCGTTACGATCCCAGATGTTGATGGGCGATTTTACCGCCGGTATGCAAGACGACCCGTGGCAGGTGATACCCACCACATGGGTGGAACTGGCGATGGAACGTTGGACAGAAGAGAAACCGCAGGGTGTTAAGATGGATTGTTTAGGAGTTGATCCGGCACGGGGTGGGAAGGATGATTTCGTATTAACTCCCAGATATGGAAACTGGTTCGGTGAACAGATTGTCAAAAGAGGGCAGACTACTCCCGACGGGCCAACGGGTGCTGCGATCTGTACATCTTTCGTCCGGCATGGAGCGCCCATCATGCTCGACATTATAGGGGGAGCCGGAGCATCTATTTACGATCACCTTAAAACAAACGGGGTTAATGTTGTAGCTGTTGATGGTCGTCATAAAAGTCATGGTCGTGATCTGTCCGGTTCCCTCGGTTTTTATAATAAACGAAGTGAGAACTGGTGGAGAATGCGGGAAGCGTTAGACCCCGAAGGAGATGAGCGAATTGCCATACATCCTGACAGGGAGTTGAAAGCAGACTTGTGCGCTCCTAAATGGCAGTTGACTAACGGGGGAATTCAGGTTGAGGGTAAATCGACAGAGTGCAAGGATGGGTTCGGAGATCTAAAGAAGAGATTGGGACGATCTCCCGGCAAAGGAGACTCATGTGTCTACGCATTACTCGAAGGTAAAAAGCGGGGAGGCCGAACACATACAGCACCCCCAAGAACTAACTCTCGGTATAGCCCGCACAAAGTTTGGAGGCGCTAATATGGATAATGTTTATAAAGGGCAACGGTTAAAAGTAGATGGGCATGATAATGCCATTATGGGGATGGGGGATAGTTTTAATAGAATTCCTGTTTTAGTGTATGATTCAGAAAAGATAATCCATAATCTCATGGAACAGGATTCCATGACACGAGAAGAAGCTGAAGAATTTTTTGATTATAACATTGTCGGATCGTACAATGGCCCCGGTATGCCAATCTTTCTCTACGAGTATGAGGAACTATGACCGATGAACAATACGAGCCAACGCTCGAAGAGAAAAAAAACGGGTGGACAAGAACCACTTTAAAAGCGTATATTCTAGGCAGGGAGAAAGAACAAGCTCATAATATATTCAAGAAGAAAGTTATAAGACCAAGAGAACAGAATCATAAGTACCAACCTCATAAGTGGAGAAGTTGACATGGGTGGGATGAAACCGCCGGGACAGGGTGAAGGAGCAATTAACACTTATCTTAGGAAGCAATACTTAGAACCATATGAAGCAAAACGCAAAGCCACTGCTAAAGTTGGCGAAGCAAAGGTAAGAAAAGAAGAATTAAAAAACACCCCCGACAAGAAGATCATTCACCGTGGGAAAGATTACCGTTCTCGAATTACTTCCCGAGTGCAAACTTCTGGTGTTACCAAACGGCCTCAAGCATCAAGGGCAAATTTGGGAAGCCGAGTTGCTGCGTTACTCAAACCAAAGAAAGACAAGAAAAAGGAGGACAAACTAGGATGAACCAACAAGAAGACTCAGACAAAGACGGTGGAATCGTAAAAAGACCCTCTGCTGGATCAGGAGATAAATAATGCTACCACTTATACCAATGCTAACTAGAGTCGGGGCTATGATGTTGGCGAAAAAGTACGCCAAGAAAAAGCTGAAAAAGAAAATACTGAAAGACCCGAAGCTCAAGAAGAAGATGGATAAGATAGGGAAAAAGGCTGCGAAGAAAGAAAGAAAGAACGAATCGGAAGCTGATAAAGAACATCGAGAACACATGGAACAAATAAGGTGGCAAAATAGTCCGGAAGGTAAAAAATATATGTTAAAAAAAGAAGCTGATAGAATTTATAAATCCGGAGAAGATAAATTAAAAAAAGCAGAACGAAAATTAAGGCATAGAAACAATTAATGAAAACATTAGTCAGCTTCCGTGAATACGGAAACCACCCTCTAAGAGGGGTATTGAAAGACGGATTTAAACACGTTGTTATTGCAATACAGACAGGGGATTACTGGGTGGAAATAGATTACGCAGTTGGCGTTCCAATCACTCATGTTATTGCTCATAAGGACTATGATCTGTTAAACTATTATGTGAGACAAGGTTATACGGTTGTCAAGCGAGATCAGGAGATAAACAAACAGTTTAATTTTAATCTTTTCCGTGGTAATATTTTTGTGGCAAACTGTGTCGGGTTGACTAAAGCATTGCTCGGATTAAACAGTTGGGCGATAACCCCATATCAACTTTATAAGAGGTTAATGAAACCATGAGTATTTTTCCCGGGTTTGGAGGGGGCGCTCCGTCTCCCCCGCCACCTCCCGCACCTCCGCCACCTCCAATAGAACGGACTGATCCGGCGATTGCGGCAGCTAAAAAGAAACTTGAAGCGAGTGAAGCAGCACGAAGAGGAAGAAGAGGTACTATGTTAACAAACTCAGGACAAAATGTTTCCGGTGGTAGTATATTAAGACCATCGGCAAATGACGATCAATCTACTTTAGGATAAAACTACTATGTCTATTTTTCCCGGTGGAGGTTCTCCACCACCCAGACCGGCTCCTCCCCCACCCCCGCCTCCTCCACCACCTCCTCCGCCTCCTCCGGAACCGGAAGGAAAAAAAGTGGATAAATTAACTGCTAGACGCAGAGCGGGAAGACAGGGATCTACTTTAACTTCATCTTCGGGAGTTTCCGACGGGTTAGGGAATGTTTCCAGATCGGAAGCGGGCGGAAGCGATAAACTAGGATAACTCTATGGCTATACAAGATGGCGACGAAAAGAAAGTTCTGTCGCATATAAAAAGACAAAAAGCCGCTAAACATAGACGTTCCCAATTCGAACATCATTGGGACGATTTAGCGCAAGTTCTGTTACCAAGACGACAGGGATTTATGAGAACTACCCAAGAGGGGGAACAACGGGTAGACGGGGTTTATGATGGTACACCTATGCAGGGAGCTAGAAGTTTAGCGAATACGGTAGGTGCTATGATCCGCCCCGAAGGTCAAGACCTGACAACGATTCGGACAGAAGACGATAGTTTAGCCCAACAGGGAGAAGTACAGGATTGGTTGGGACGATCTACGGAAATACTGAACGAATCAATTCGTGACCCAAGGGCAAGATTTCGACAGGCAACCGGAGAGGTTGACCTCGATCTTGTTGTATTGGGTACTGGAATACTATATTTAGGGATGGGGGCAAGTCAGGATCATTTACTATTTCAATCGGTACATTTGAAAGACGGATATCCTTTGTTTAGTGATGAGGGGATACCCGTTGGAATATATAGAACTAAAAGAATGTTTCTCTGGCAAGCTGAATTAATGTTCGGACTGGAAAATCTATCCAGAGAATCGAAAGAAAAGATCAGGGATAAGAAACAGGACGATAAGATAGAACTTCTATATTCCGTCCAAAAACGAAAAAACCCTAAAGACAACCCTATTTTTTCCAAAGATATGCCGTACGAAGAACTTTGGATGGAGGTAGACGCAAAACATATTATTCGTGAAAAAGGTTTCCATGATTTTCCGTTTGTTATTCCTAGATGGGATACATCTTCTGGAGAAGAATACGGGCGATCACCGGGGATGATAGCATTACCGGATTCAAACACGTTGCAAGCTATGGGGGAGACCATCTTGGTTGCCGGTCAGCGAGTTGCTGATCCTCCCCTAATGGCTCCCAACGACGGTGCATTTTCTGAAGTCAACACTTTCCCCGGAGGGATGAGTTACTATGACGTAGAAACCGCATCCCAAGTTGGGGGCAACCCATTCTTTCCTTTGATCTCAGGTGCTAACTTACCAGTTACCCGTGATATGCAGACAGATATACGGAATCAGGTAGCAGCAGCTTTTTTTAAGAACATATTAAATCTTCCACAAAATGGGCCGCAGATGACAGCTACAGAAATCATCCAGCGTAAAGATGAATTTATTAGAGAGGTTGGCCCTGTATTTGGAAGATTCGAAACAGATTATAACCAACCGATAGCAGAACGATCTTTTAAGATCATGTTAAGGAATGAGGTCTTTGGTGAAATCCCAGAACAGTTACAAGGTCAAAATATAAAGTTTGAATTTGATCTTCCAGTTAACAAGATAAAGAAACAGGTCGAAGCCGCCGCTGCAACACAGTGGGCGATGGAAGTTATGCAGTTAGCACAAGTGGCTCCCGAAGCAAAACACATGGTCAACGTAGATGCTCTTGCCAGATTCAAAGCAGATGCTATGGCACTTCCATATGATATAGTTAATACACGGGAAGAAGTACAAGCCAAAGTACAAGCGGAACAACAGATGATGGCACAACAGCAGCAAATGATGATGATGGAGAAACAAGCTAATATCGCAGACAAGGGAGCCGGAGCTATGAAGAAAGCCGGCTTGGTACAAGACCCTGATAAACAACCCGCTGAAGAAGGAGTACCGGCATAATGGCTAAGAAAAAGAAAGAAGAAGAAGAAGAAAAGAAAACTAAACAGAAACGAACCAGACGAAAAGTAGATTACATATATACTGGTCATAGTCGTGATAGAGATAGAAACGCTATAAAACAGTCCAATGAAGCGCAGTTTAAGCGTAACAAAGCAAATTTTATTACAAGAAGGACGATGTTTAAAAAGAGCGAGCTTGCCAAAAATTTCGATTCTGGACGCTTAACGTCAAAAGATTTAGGCGAAGTGAATAAGATCTTTGCTGAATCTGCGAAAAATAAGGCTACGATGATAAAAAATATAAACAAAAAAGCAAAAAAAAGCGCCAGCGTAAAGGCTGAAAAAAAGAAAAGCCAAAGACCAGAATTCATGGTGAAAGCGGGTAGAGCAGTGAAAAAGATGTTGGACAAACAAATAGAGGATAAGAAAAATAAACAGAATAAAGGAATCGTTACGGGTGTAGGTCGTGATCCAAAAGAAAGTGACAAAGATAACGGGAATGCAAAGCAAAAAAGAAAACGCCCCGTAGAGAAAAAGAAAACTAAAACCAAGATAACTATAAAGGTCAAGCCTTTAAAAAATATTAAGGTAGAAACTAAAAAGGAAGAAAAGAAGCGTAAAGAAAAAGAAAAGAAGTCCGGAATCAAACTTAATAATAGATACGGAGATTAATCATGGGTATTAAAGTAGTCCCAAGGAAGAGAAAAAAAACTAGACAGGAAATGCGAGACGAATTAAGTCCCCGCTCTAAAGTAAAAAGAGAAGGATTAAGAGACGACCCGAAAACAGGAATTATAGAAGGGCTGAAGGATGCTTTTGGTAAAAGCCTCGGGCAACTCCCATCAAAGCGAATTAAACCGTATAGACCAAAACCTAAACCTAAACCTAAAAAGAAACCCAACCCAAAAAAGAAATCGGGGGGCGCAAAAAAGAAAAACTTGCTTTATAAAGGAACTCCGATGGAGAAACGAAAAAGGAGTAGACCTGCTTAATGCCAAGAAAAAAGGTAAAAAAGGCGACTGACATCGAAGAGCTTTTCGATCAGTTTAAGAGAGTTACTCAATACAATAGTGACTTAGAACGCTACCAAGATTTCCGTGAACTATTTCTCGGTTCCGAAATAGGAAGACGGGTGTTCAATGAAATACTAGGTATGGGATACATGGCAAACGATACAACAAAGTTTAATACAAACGGGGTTGACCCGAATGCAACTTTAATATCAACTGGGGAACGAAAACTGGCTTTATCAATCCATAAGCTGGTTATGGTAGAACCATCCGCTCCTCCACCACCAACACAAAAAACGAGGCGATAAATTATGGCAGACGAAGAAGCAGTAGAAACAGAAGAGGCAGTTGAGGAAACCGAAACAGAGGTTGAGGATACTGAAGAACAGGAATCCATTGAGATTGAATCTTGGAGAGATTTAATCGAGGATGAGAAATTACAGAAACACGCTGAACGATTTACCAGCGTTGATGCGTTGGTACAGGCTAATCTGGAATCCAGACAAAAACTATCTAAATCAATCGTCCCACCGGGAGAAGGCGCAGAGGAAGAAGAGGTCACTGCGTATCGAGAAGCGCTTGGCGTTCCTAAAGATGTAGACGGGTATGAGTTCCTTTTACCGGATGGGGTAGAGCGAACAGACGCAATGATGGATTCTGAAGATACTTGGGCGAATCTGTTTCTGGATAATAACATACCGAAAGCAACTGCTGATGTTCTGGTCAACGAATTTCGTGGTGAGATAGAAAAGATGATGGGACAAAAGGCGGAAATGGATGATGCGTATACGAAACAAAGCGAAGAATCCATGAGGAAAGAATGGGCGGAAGATTACGATAAGAACATTATATTTGCGTCCCGAGCTAGTGAAGCATTATTGGGAGATGACTTTGAAGAAGCCCGTCATATAGAAACATCTGACGGAAGGTTTATTTTAGACAATCCTATTCTAGTTCGTATGTTTGCTAAGTTAGGGAGAGATATGGGAGAAGGTGCTTTAGGTAGTGTAGCAACAGAAGGTGAGAAGGAAACTTTAATGGAACAAGCTAACTCCTATCGTGATAAACGAAAAGATGCTTACGCCAAAGGTAATCATGCAGAAGCCAGAAAGTGGGATGAGAAAGAACGCTTGGCACTTGATAAACTGCATGGCGGTGGAGCTATTGTAGGAACAGATACAAGGACTTCATAATGAGCCACGAAAAAAGTATAGGAGTTAGCGTAGGTCAAGGGAGCCAAAAACGGAAGCGGAGAGAATATAACATCCCTTCTGTCATACATGGCCCCGGCAGTAAACCCGTAAGTGATGAAAAAGCCGAAGACGCTTTTTTCGGAACAGGAAAAGAGGGGAAATTAAATCGAGCCTTGGGGAGAAAGAAGTCCCCGAATCGTAAAAATGTAACAAAATCTTTCCCCAATAGAAAAGCTGCTAAAGAAGCAGCTTCTAAAAGAAGTGAGTCATTTGACAAAGATCACAAACAGAAGAGAAAACGAGATTGACATTATACACTGTATAAGTGTATATTTTTAATAGGCGGCTTCCCTTACGGCCCCGCCGATAAGTTTGACAACATGACCGATGCCCCGTTAGAAGGAAGACATGGCCTCCGAAAGGACTTCCCAAATTCCGAATTCAGAACGGCTTCCAGAGGAAATGAAATAGCAGTTATTATTACTATTTACTAATTTGGAGGCTTATAATGGCTACCTCAATTACTAATTCGTTTATCACGCAATATGAGCGTGATGTCCACGATGTCTTTCAAAGGGAAGGGTCGGTTTTAAAACCTACCGTTCGTTTTAAGTCTGACGTTGTTGGCTCTGTAGCGACTTTCCAGAAAATCGGAACTGGCGTTGCTACTACGAAAGCGAGACACGGAACAATTACTCCGATGAATCAAACTCACACGGCTATCTCCACGACCCTAGCTGATTTCTATGCTGGTGACTGGGTTGATAAACTTGATGAGGCAAAAATCAACATTGATGAACGAATGGCTATCGCCCGTGGCGGTGCTAAAGCTCTGGGTCGAAAGTGTGACGATCAAATCCTCACGACTTTGGATTCTACTTCCTCATCTACTATTACTATTGCTGTAGGATCATCCGCAGCAGTCAGAAACGGACTACTCGGTATGTTAGAAGCTATGATTAGCGCTGACGCATACGAACCCGGAAATATGTATGGTGTTATGTCCCCGAAACTATGGGCTATGGCGTCTACTATTAACGAGTTCGCATCCTCTGATTATGTCGGAGCCGATGGACAAGTGTACAACACTGGAGCGCCAGTAGGCTCTTTCAAGCGTTGGGCGCAAGTTCTTTGGACTGTTCATTCTGGAAATCCGGGTGTAGGAACAGCTACATCTAAAGTTTTCCTTTGGAATAAATCGGCAGTTGGGTATGCTTCGGGTAAAGCCCCGGGGAATCTTGCAGGTACGATGTCTGGTGAAACTTCTGTTGGCGCAGATATCACTTGGCATGGTGATCGAGCAGCGCATTTTGTAAATCATGCGATGTCCGGTAATTCTGTAA